CTTCAGAATAAAATTGATGATGCAGCTCCTCAAGTTTCTGTAGCTACTTAATAAAAAGCTACATCGTTGGAAAAAACTCATCCACATTGTAGGCTCTCTTGCGCTTTATTAAAATCTAGTATATAAATTAATCACTGTATAATTAATTAGGGACATAGACGCATACAGTCGACGGCCTAGAGACTATGTTCTAATAACTAGGAGGATATAATTATGGCAAGAACAAACTTTTCGGGACCAATTAACGTTGGCCGAATACAAACAAATACAGGTTCGACTATTTCTGAAAATGTAAGAAACGTTGCATTCGTAGAGTGTCACGCATCTTTCCCTGTAAACCACAGTAACTTTACTGTTACAACTGATGCTGATAGATTAGCTGTGACTGGTTCTAACGGAGCTAGCACAACTTCTGTTACATTAGTAAACTCAGCTCTAAACGTACCTGGAATAACTTCTGATGGTGGTTTTGAAATGGCATCTGTAATTACTTTAACATCTGCGGGTGATGACTCTGCAAGAACTGCAACTATTACTGGAACAGATGTTTTAGATAATGCACAAACTGAAGATGTGACAATGGCAAATGCTGGTGTTGCAACTTCAACTAAAACTTTTAAAACTGTAACTGCAATCGACATTGATGGCTCAGGAACTGCAGGAACTTTATCAGTTGGAATTATTGAAACTGGATTGATATCTGTTGTGTGTAGATCGTTATTTAACGAATACCCATTAGGTCAATCTTCAACTTCAACTAGCAAAAACTTAGCGAACAATATCGTAATTCCTAAATTTTCTAGAATTAATGATATTAGATTTGTAGTTAATGAAGCTTTTGATACAGCTGGTTTTGATGTTCAAATCGGTGCTAACGTTGCACAAGCATCAGGAGCTACTCTTAACAGTTTAGATCTTGATTACTTTGCAGGTGATTCAGACAACGATGTAAAAGCTATTGCCTCGCATCACATTCCAACAGGAATGGATCAATCACTCGCTCAGATGAAAAATTGTTTGAACGTTTCAGATGATGATGCAGCGGGTTACGAGATGGATAAAGTAGTTGTTATTTCTGCTAAAACAGATGATGCTTTAACTGCTGGAGAAGGTGTGTTAAACATTTACTGGACACAGCAAATAAACAACACTAACTAATTAATTTAATGTGGGGCTTCGGCCCCACATATTAATTTTAAGGAGAAAAAATGGCAACAGACGTAAAAGCTAGATTAGCAACTGGAGGAACAGCTACTTCAACTACAGCCTTATCTGATGAAGGAGATCCTGCTACGGCTCTAACTTTAAAATCAGCAAAAGATACTTTTGCACAAGCAGATTTAGGTTCTAGAACTGTTCAAAAAATTACTCTAACATCTGGTTCTGGTGATGATAATTCAGGTGTTACTTATACCGTGGTTGGAACTAACCACAATGGAGATAGTATAACTGAGGATATTACTGGTCCTGCGGGAGGAGCTACGGTAACTTCAACTAAATTTTATAACACTGTTACTAGTATAACTGGAGATAGTTCATCTACAGATATTTCTGCTGGAGTAACAACAAGCGGAATGCATGCTGTCCTTACAGATGGTAGAACTAGAGTTAGAGGAATGCATGGAGTTATTGCAAGCGCAGATACATTTTTATTTAAAACTACTTCGAGCACAGGGTCTACAATTATGCCTTTAACTGCAGATGCAGGAGACTTAGATCCATATATTCCTGACGATGGAGTTTTATTTAATGATGGATGTTTTCTTCCAATGGATCAAGGCGATATAACAGGATTGACAGTATACCTAGACGCATAGGAGTTTAAATGGCTAACACTACTTCGGGAACAACGACGTTCGACAAAACTTTTGCTATTGATGAAATAATAGAAGAGGCTTTTGAACGCATAGGGCAGCAAAATGTTGCTGGCTATCAATTAAAAAATGCTAGAAGAACTTTAAATATCTTATTTCAAGAATGGGGTAATAGAGGAATTCATTATTGGGAAGTAGATGAACTTAATATGGATTTAATCGAAGGTCAAGCAGAGTATGATTTTTTTAGATCTAGCGATGACGGTACAAGCGCTGTGTCCACACCATCAAACGTATTTGGAATGTCCGATGTTCTTGAAGCACAGTTAAGATCTAATAGAACTCAAACAACACAATCAGATTCACCGATGACTAAAGTAGATAGATCTACTTACGCAGGTTTTTCTAACAAATTATCTAAAGGAACACCTAATCAATATTGGGTAGAAAGATTTATCGATAAAGTTAGAGTGCATATTTATCCAACACCAGATTCAACTAATGCATCAAAAGATATGCATTTTTATTACATAAAAAGAATACAAGACGTAGGTGATTATACAAATGCAACTGACGTTCCATTTAGATTTGTGCCTTGTATGGTATCAGGATTGGCATACTACTTGTCTATGAAATATATGCCACAAATGACTCAGGAAACAAAATTAATTTATGAGGATGAATTTGCAAGAGCTTTAGCAGAAGATGGTTCTGCATCTAGCACTTACATTACTCCTAAAGCATACTATCCAGGAGCATAATGGCAAAATACGCAACAGGTAAATACGCAAAAGCAATCTCAGACAGATCAGGTATGGAATTTCCATATAGAGAAATGGTTAGAGAGTGGAATGGGTCTTTTGTGCATGTATCTGAATTTGAACCAAAGCAACCACAGCTAGAGCCAAAACCTATGAATGGCGATGCTATATCATTAAGGAATGTTAGACCAGGCAGAACAGAACCTGTTGTTGCTGCTATGTTAGGTAATAATCCTTTTTCTACAACTGCAAGCTCACAAACTGTTACGGTAACAGAACCAAATCACGGAAGATCCACTGGTAATACTGTAAGATTTAGAAATGTTCAAGGTAGCCCTGGGGGAGTAGCTTTTACAACTTATGAAAACGCATCAGGATTTAGTATAACGGTAACTACAACAGATAAATATACATTTACACTCGGTGCAACTCCTAGTATAACAGAGGATTCGGGAGGACCAACTGTGTCTGCAGGACCAGTTACGATAATACCATGATAAAAAAATTAAAAAATTTCATAGCTAATTTATTTGGCATTAAACAATGTTCATGTCCTGAAAAGGATGAACACCTACAACTGTATGAGGATTCAGCAGAACCAGAAACTCCAATTTATGAAGATATAAATGGAAAAGCTGTGAAGTGTGGGACACATAACAGATTTAAAAAAAGCTGTCCTATTTGTAGGCAGATAGCAGGAGTTGCATAATGGCAGGATTAAGTGCATCAGGACTGAAAACACAAATAAGAAGTTACACAGAAACAGACTCTAATGTTCTAACAGATGCAGTTTTAGAAAATATAATTTTAAATGCACAATATAGAATAATGCGAGAGGTACCTATCGATGCAGATAGGAAACAACAAACAGGATCTTTTGTGGCAGGTCAAGATCAAGTAAATGCTCCAGCAGGTTGTTTGTTTGTAAGAAGTATACAAGTTTATGATTCTACATCAGCTGTGACAGGTGCGAATTCATATTTAGAAAAAAAAGACTACACATATTTACAAGAATATGTGCCCTCTACTGAGTCTGCAAAAAGGGGTAAACCTAAATATTATGCAATGTATGGTGGAGCAACAGGAGAATCTGACACTACTTCAGGACGTATAGCTTTAGCTCCTACTCCAGATCAAGCTTATAAATTTAGAATACATTTTAATTTTATGCCTGCTTTGTTAGAAAATGATGACACTAACTATATTAGTCTTAACTTTCCAAATGGGTTACTGTATTGTTGTTTATCAGAGACATATGGATTTTTAAAAGGTCCGATAGACATGTTGACTTTATATGAAAATAAATATAAAGAAGAAGTACAGAAGTTTGCTAATGAACAAGTTGGTAGAAGACGAAGAGATGACTATACAGATGGCACTGTTCGAATACCAATAAATTCAGTAAACCCATAGGAGAAAAATTATGGCAATAACATCAGCGATATGCACAAGTTTTAAAGTAGAACTTTTAAAAGGAGTTCATGATTTTACAGCCACAACTGGTGATACTTTTAAAATAGCTTTATTCACGAGTTCAGCGACATTAGGCGCTGGCACAACAGCTTTTTCAACATCTAATGAAATTACAAACTCATCTGGAACCGCATACACATCAGGTGGAGCGACACTGACAAGTGTAACACCAACAACTGATAGCACAACGGCTGTTTGTGATTTTGCTGATGTAAGTTTTACATCTGCCTCTTTTACAGCAAACGGTGCTTTAATTTATAATTCATCAGAATCTAACAAAGCAGTTGCAGCAATAGCTTTCGGGTCTGATAAAACTGTAACAAGTGGAACTTTTACAATTCAATTTCCAACAGCTGACGCAACTAACGCAATCATAAGACTAGCATAAGGAGGTAGATCCTTATGCCCAATACTTGGAACCAATCAGGCACAACCTGGAACGAAGGACGTTGGGGAACACAAAATCCTATTACACAGGGTTGGGGTGCAGATCCTTATAATGATGCTGCATCAACTTGGGGTGATGTAGGTGATGAAATAGTTTCATTGACAGCTCCTGATGCAATAACATCAGGTCTTAGTATTGGATCTAGTTTTGGTGATGGTGCCTGGGGTCAAGAACAAGGTTGGGGACAATTTGTTTTAAATCCTGCAGATGTAATGGGATTAACAGGTGTATCTGCAACTTTAAGTGTTGGATCAACTACGATAATTGGTAGTGTTGCATTTTCTTTAACAGGGGTATCATCAAGTTCAAGTGTTGGTTCAATAACACCTGCTGATGTAATGGGAGTAACAGGAGTCTCAGCAACCTCTTCAGTTGGATCTATTTCACCCGCAGATGTAATGGGGCTCACAGGTATTTCATCAACAAGTGGTATTGGAGAAATAACTATTAATTCAAGTCCAATAATTAATATTTCTGGTCAAACAATAACTTCTAGTTTAGGTTTGATTAGCCCTGCGGATGTTATGGGTGTTACAGGAGTTTCAGCAAGCTTTAATGTTGGATCAATAACACCAGCAGATGTAGTGGGATTAACAGGTCAACAAGTAACAGCTTCAGTAGCAACTTTTGGAACATCAACAGGATTCGGAATTCAAGCATATCAAGCTGTTGACACTGGATCAAATATCTCATATTCTGATGTTGCAACAGGTTCAAATATAACATATAGTGACGTCGCATAGGAGAAAATTATGGCATCAACATTCACCCCTCTGGGTATAGAAAAACAAGCAACTGGTGAAAATGCTGGTACTTGGGGAACAAAAACAAATACTAATTTAGAAATCGTAGAACAAGCAATTGGTGGAACAGCTTCACAAGCTGTATCTGATTCTGGAGATACAACTCTTTCTGTATCAGATGGTTCAACAGGTGCAACTCTTGCACACAGAGTTATAGAATTTACTGGAACATTAACTGCATCTAGAAATGTTACAATACCTTTAGATGTTCAACAACTTTACCTTTTAAAAAATGGAACCTCTGGTTCACAAGATGTCGTATTTAAATATGTAACTGGATCAGGAACCTCCGCTACTGTTGCAAACGGTAAAACTATTTTAGCATACGCAAAAGCGGACGATGGTGTAAATCCAAATATAGTTTCTGTTGCGTTTGGTGGAGATGTCGTAGATGACACTACACCACAATTAGGTGGTAACCTAGACACTAATTCTTTCATGATTGATTTTGACGATGACCATGGAATTAGAGACGAAAACGGCAACGAACAGCTACAATTTCAAACAACAGCCTCTGCAGTCAACCATTTTGATATAACAAATGCTGCAACTGGCAATAGCCCTACTCTTTCAGCAGTTGGGGGTGACACAAATATTGACCTTACTTTAGTGCCAAAAGGCTCTGGAGTTGGTAAATTAACTAATGCTAATGGCACTAGTTCTACACAAAAAATAACAACAGACGGAAAAGCTATTGCATTGTCTTTAGTTTTCGGATATTAATTTAAAAGGAGATTAAAATATGGCAACACCAAATCTAGCTAACGTCGCAACAATTACCCCTAAGAATGCTATGGGTACTTTAGCAGACACAAATAGAACTACCATGATTGATGTGCCTGCAGAAACTGCAGTGAGAATTGATTCAATATTATTAGCAAACATTGATGGAACTAGTGCTGTTGATGCAACAGTAGAAATTAGTGACGACAATGGATCAACTTTTTATAAAATTGCAAGCACAATTTCAGTGCCTGCAGACTCAACATTAGATTTAATTAGTAGACCGATTTATTTAGATGAAACAGATTTAATTTCTGTTACAGCAGGTGCTGCTAACGATTTAGCATTTCATGTTTCATATGTTGAATTAGTAGATTAATTTTAAGGAGGAAAGATAACAAATGCCAAGAATTATAAAACCCGCAGTAGGAGCTTTTACAGCTGCAAATATTACAGTTGATTCATCTGGAAGAGTAATTACTGCTGCTTCTGGAGCAAGCGCAACAAATATGTTATTTATGAATGATACAGCAGCTCCAACATCAGGAGCTCAAGGTAACTATGTTACTACAGCTAACACTTCTAAAATAAATGTTTATTTACGTGGCGGTGGCGGCGGCGGTGGCGGCGGCCAACAGGGAGGAGTAGGTGGATTTGCAGGATTTGGCGCTTTTAGTATTCCAG